TTGAACTGATTCAAGCAATTGATTCATAACGTCTGCTTTGTCTTTGCTCAATGGTTTGAGCAACTCAGCCATCGTTTCCTTGCGTTCCATCAAATCTTTGGATCTAGCAATTTCTTGCTCCTTAGATTCAATCACCGCTTGTTTCTCTTCGATGGATTTCTTAGCTTCGCTTATTTTTAACATCTGCTCATCGACTACTTTTAATAGTCTAGCAGTTTCACTCTTCTCATTTAAGTAAGAAGATTGATATTCAGAAGCGAATGCTTCGAAAACTTTTTTACCAAAGTTAATTTGTCTAGCAGCAGTAATGTCTTCTTTTAATTGAGTTAATTCTTCACCCAATTTTTTAGTAACTGCGTCTTCAACCACTTTGGCAGATTTAGTAATAAAAGCTTCTTTCAATTTTTTCATTTGAACTTTAGCTTCTTTTACTAATTTAACTTTGGTTTCCACGACGTCTTGTTTGTCTGTGTGGAATTCTTTGATTTCTTTAGCAAGAGCGTTTACTACAAATTCTTCTAATTTAGAGAAGTTTTCGTGTACACTCTTTCTGTCAACATTAAGCTCGTTAAGCTCTTCTGCTAATTTGTTCATTACGAATGATTCTAATTTTGCAGAGTGTTTGCCTACGTTTTCTTTGTATGTTATTTTTTCCATTGCAAGTGCTTTTCTGTCTTCAACGAACTTAGTGATTTCTTCACTTAACTTAGCAGTCATCATCTTGTCGATGGCTTCTACCATGTTATTTTTATCGTGCTCGTATCTCTTAGCGAATTCTTCTCTAAGTTCAGCAGCAGCTTGTTCTTTATTTTCTTTAACTTTGTTTTCCCATGCTTCTTGGATAGTCTTTTGAGTTTCTTCTCCAATAACGCCTGATTCAACCAGTTTTGATATTGCGTCGAACATTATTTTAGGTCCTTTATTATGTTGGTTAGTGCCTCTTTAAGGTACTTCTGTGCTTTTTTATCATCTCTAATCTCAGCAGCCAGACCCATTGCTCGATTTCCGCCCTTTGTATTCAACAAATGTTCGTAAATTGCAGTTGGGTAAGCACCCGGTGCTGAAGGTTGTGCCACTACGTCCACTGTTATAATCTCGAAATCACTAACTTGTCCTCCACCGTATTCTGAAACGTTTCCAGAACCTCGGCTTGATACACCTAGTTTAACTCCAGACTCTAACATAGTTTTCACTAGTTGGCCCATTGGTGTTGGCAGGATTTTCATCTTGCCGTATCCATTTGGACCGTCCATCCACATATCAGTAATCATGTGACTAACACGGTCCAAATTAATTTTTAAATCATCAGGGTGGTCCACTTCTCCCAGAACAGAATAACCTGATGTGATCTGATCATTAAGAGTTTTTACCGCTTTTTGTATTTCATTAATCGGGTAAACTCTTTGATTAGCATTTTTAATGCCGCCTTGGATGCAGATACCTTTCATGTAAAGGTCCTTGCCTTCCTTGCCTTCGTGCAAGACTTCCATCCTAGCCTGATCGTAGGTTAAATGTTCTCTTAGATACAGTGACATTTCCGCTCCCTTTTTTCTCTATTGTTGCTTATTTCTTAGCAGCAGCAATTGGAGATTTTGCTGATTTGTCAGAACCATCATTGTTGCTAGCTTTTACTTCTTTTTTGAAAGAAGTTGCTTTGTCTTTGCCTGGTTCATTTTCAAATGTAACACCCATATCTTTTGCTTTTGCAACAGATACTTTAGCATTATCTTCCTGAGCTTGAGCTACGTTTTTAGCAGTTCCGCCCATGTCGTTTTTCTTAGCGACTGGAGATTTTGCAGATTTGTCTGAATGGTCAGCTGTGTCAGCGTTTTTCTTAATTTTGTACTCTTTCACAGTTTCCTTTTTCATATCATCTTTTTTAGCTTCTTGTGCTACAGCTACTTGAGCGTCTTGAGCTGGTTGAGCTACAACTGCTTCTTCTGATTTCTCAGCATCAGCATGTTCTTCGCCTTGTTCACCAGACATCATTTTTTCGAATTCTGCTTTTAATTCTTCTAAAGCATCTTCTAAGTCAACGATTTTGTTTTCAACGCTTGCATCAGCTTGTGCATCGTCAGCAGCAGGTTCATCACCCATTGCTTCTGCACCTTGTTCTGCATCGCCTTTTTCGTCAGCAGAAACGTCAGCAATTAAATCATCAGTAGCGTCGCCACCAACTTCTTCAATTGATTCTTCTTCTTTTGAAGTTTCTTCAATTTCTACTTCTTCGTCAACTGTTTCGTCTTTTGATTCAGTTTCTTTAACTTCTGCAGTTTTTTCTGTTTCTTTAACTTCTGCAGTTGTTTCAGTTTCTTTAACTTCTTCTTTAGAGTCTTCTTTAGTTTCAGCTTCTGCTAAACCTTCATAGATGTCTCTAGATTTTTCTACAACGATTTCATGAAATAGCGCCTGCGCTTTATCATTCTCTTCGTTGATTAATAATTCAAGCAATTGCTCAAATTTGTTTGTTGATTGTGTCATTGCACGTGCTCCTTATTGGCAAGTTGTTTTTATACTTTATAAAGTGTATTATTTAAGCGACCGGCGAAATAAAGCGGTACTTTTGGCTCAAAAACGGTGGTTTTTGGCTAACTCTGTCTCTGTATATTATGTATCTGCAGAAATTCGTCAATATCTAGGTGTTTAAAGTTCTTATTAAACTCCAAATCGTGAGGTTTGAACGCATTTGGAGGTACTACACGGAAAAATTGTATGTGCGGATAGTCTGTCAGCACTCTTTTCGTTTGATTCATCCAATTACCATAATAAGTGGACTCATCTTTGCTCTTTTTATAGTTACGAGTGTCTTTGAATACATTATTAAAGTAAAAACTGTTCTTAACGCCGTTTCGAGGATGCCCTTGATAATCAAAACCCAGTATATAGATGGTGGTAAATTTTTTATCGGCTGCCATTTTTAGAGCTGTAGGACCTGAACTCCAGCCTAGACTGGGTTGAAACCATTTCACATGATTCTTAGCATTCTCACTCTTTGCGTATTGACTGTTGTAATTGCTCCACACTTCGTGTGTTTTAGGATAATCAGTTTCTGCTATTTCTAATATCATTTTAGCATCAACTGCTATGAGATAATCAGGTTCTTCGGTTCTATACACTGCATTACAACCAAAAACAGTGCCGTGTTTCTTTAAATCAGCAATTTTTATACCTTTGCGTGATTCTCCGTTGCCTAATACGAATGCTGTATTGGACATTATATTAAAGTGATAGATTATCTTCGGCTGCTGCTGGTTGACCGTACATCTTTTGAACAAACTCTGCCTGTTCTCTTTGTTCTTGATCGTGTGCTTCGCTAGCAAGTCGCATTTTATTGATATCTCTAAGTCTTAAACGAGTTTTACGAGTGTCATCAGAATCCAAAACAGAAATATCGTCTTCTGCATTGTAACTTTTGTTCTGTTCAAATCCTTGCGGACCATATGACCACATCTCTTTCAAGTACATAATGCTATTTAACCTAAATCGTGGCTCCACCGCCTGGTGTGGTGCCTGGTGTTCCGCCTGCAGGTGGTGTGCTGCCCGGTCCTGCTGGTGCTGAACCCGGTGCTGCTGCTCCTGTTTCAGGAGTTGGGTTTTCAAATTGATCTAGATCTGATTGTACTCCTGCTTGACTAACGCCGCCTGTTCTTAATTGAGTGGTTTTGGTCTGTTTTTTCTGTGCTACTGCATTCTCTTCAGCCCACAGGGTGCTGTTTTGAGCCATTTCTTCTTCGGAAAGTCCTAGGAATCTTTTTAGAGCAAAACGTTTGCTCATGTAAGGTAACTCTGCTACCTGTACAAATGTGCCCACTCGACTTTGATCCATTTCTGTCTGTCTGTATTGTGCAAAATTTTGTGGTGGATTGAATTTGATCTCAAATGTGCTGTTATCGATACTGTAACCTTTGTCTTTGATCCATAATTTAAACTCTTCATCAAACACTGGAGCAATTAAACTCTGTAATCTTTCGCAATATTTGTTGAATCTTAATTCTTGAATATATGCCGTGCCCACTCGACCATCGTTGTATTGTTGAGCTCCATCATCAGCACCTGTAGGCAAGTATGAGCTGGGAATTCTTAAACCTCTGTACAATTTGTTAGTGAAATATCTTAAATCGTCGATCTCTCCAAGGTTTGTTCCACCTGGCAGTGTGTCCACTTTAGATCCTCTACCTTCTGCTGTTTGAGGAAAGAAGTAATCTTCGTTGATACTCATTGGGTTATATGTGGCGTCGATATAACTCATTCCGCCGGATGTGCTTGGAATTCTTCTTTGATTGATCTCGTTTTTAACTCGCTCAACGAATTGCATCGCCAAGTGTGTTGGCATGTTACCCACATCGATATAGAACACTCTTCGCTCTGGTGCTCTCTGTACTCGATAGATGATGATTGCGTCTTCTAATAATTCTTTTTGTTTGTAAACTTTGAATACCTGTTCCAGCACTGATTGACCAAATGGGAATAGATTGTCCATGCCATCTGATAGACTCATGTGTACCACATGCTCGGCATTGATAGCATACTGATTCATAGTTCTGTAGAATCTTCCGCCTGATCCTCCAGTCGGGTAGCTGGTGTTTAATCCTGTGCCAGCACCTGCATAGTTCTGTTGATATGGTCCTGTGCCTGTACCACCATACAACTGGTTAGGTGCAATCTGTGTGGCAGATAATTTTTGTAAGTTAGGATTAATATCTCGAATAATATATTGTTCTGGTATTTTGCCTTCAGATTCGTTAACAATAATTCGGTCAATCTTCGCAGGATCCATGTATAACCATTTGTCAGTTTCTGGATCTCTCACAAAGAAACAATCTCCGTATTTCAAACAGTTTCTAAAAATACGAAATATTCTTCTGCCGAATCTGTTAGACTTGGTCCATTGTTGTAGAGCTTTTTTTAAAAGTTTAACTTCGGTTTCTGTGACATCATCTTTGAATATTAGATCAAAGGGTGTCTCGTTCTCTTCGTTGCTCTGTGTGCAAAATTCTGCAAGAATATCCAGGGCTGCATTGATCTCTGAATCGTTGTCCATTTGATCATATTGAAAATATCTCTGTATTCTGTTTGGATGTCCTGTGTAAACATCGGGTAGATAAGATGAATAATTTCTTTTTGCGAAATTGGGTACTTTGTCTCCACTTATGGGTGATCCCAACGGTTCTTTGAAATATTTTTTCCAACTCATATTCTATCACTCATTATACTATAGAAGGTCCCACTTTATCAACCACTTTGGATGTTTTTTTGGTATTCTTCTCTGTAGCCATTGCTATTGCTACTTGCTTATTTAATAGAGCATTGGTAGCTTTGGTAGCTTCTAATAGCTCTTTTGCTGTTTGGTTATATTCAGCCATGTGCTGAGTTTGTCCAGCATCTGGTCCAGATTTGTTGTAATCAACAGTTTCTTGAGCATTTAAAACTCTTTCACCTGCATGTACTTTTAACATACTGGTTTTTGCTTCAAATGGTAAACCTGTTTCTCCCAGTGTGCCTGTGGCTCTAGATGGTTTTCCTAGGCTTTCCATTATTCCTGATATACCCCCTGCTTGGTTCACCAATCCTATGCCAGTTCCTATTGCAGCACCTACGGCGGTACCTATTGGTCCTGCTAATGATCCTAATGACGCACCTGTTAGAGCATATGATCCTACATCTAATACCTTGCCTGCTATACTATCATTTCCAACCGCTGATGCTGCTAATCCTGTAGCCAATGCACCTGCTCCAAATTTTCCAGCAGTCATCATTCGTGGTGCTGCTTTTCCTGCTGTGGTTTTTCCTGCTTGCCACATATTGCCGATATTTTCCGCAACCGATCCACTGCCCATGCCGGCTGCTTTTAATGCACTTAATGTTCCTGTAAATACTACACCTACCTGAGTGGCTTTATCTAATACAAATCCTCCTATTTGAGTTCCTGCATATAATAAAGCCTTGCTGGCATTATTCATGTTGTTTACTCCTGTTGCCAGTGCTTTCATGCTGATGTTAATACCGCCTATACCTATTCCTATAGTATCACCTATAGCTCCAAAGAATCCTGTCTCTAGACTTTGAAAACTAGAACTCAACTTTTTAGAAGCATCTTGAAATTCGGTTAATTGTTGAGTTAATAGGCTCGCTCTTTTTCTTTGTTCATTAGTTACTGCGGCTGCATCCATATTAGCAGATGCTAATTTGTTTACTTCTCCGTATAGTCTTGCAAATTCCACAGTACCGGTTTGTGCAACAGCTCCAAACATTTTATTACTTCTTTGTGCAGCATCTTTTAATTGAAGCATTGCATCTGTGGTAGATAATCCCCCGGCAGATAATTGTTGTACAATTGCTGTAGCATCTGGTATGTTCTGTATCAGCGCTCTAGCTGCTGCTGTAACTGGTACACCTGCATTGGCTATAAGATCTTGGAATCCTTCTTCTAATCCGGGTGCTATTTTTCCTACTGCTCCAGCAAATGTTTGTAATCTTTGTCTAGTTTCGTCGGTTTGTGTGTTTAAGAAAGCTAGGAATCTTTCATTCTTTGTTTGCGATTCTAATTGTTTCGTCAATTCGCTTCTTTGTATTCCTGTTAATTTGGATAGTTTATCTAATTCTAGAGCAAATGACTGAGCTGATTGTATTTGTTCTTGATCTGCACCTTCAACGAAATTGCCGGTTCTTCGTTGCATAGTAAGATTGGTTAACAAAGTATCATTAATCTCGTCAACAGTGAATCCTAGTGGTGCTAACACATCAATATTGGTTCTTCTAAATTCAGAGCTGAGTTTTGAAAATTGTATTGCACCTTGTGTGCTACTGCCAAATAGAGCTGCTAGACTTTGACTATTTTTTTGAATTAATTTTGAAAAATCTTCTATAGGTAATCCTGCTGCGGCCGCAGTCTCTCTTAATTTTACTAGATCCTGTCCAAACGAGGCTCCTACAGAGCTGAGTGTTCGATATGTGTCAACATTGGCTTCTAGTCTTGAACCTATACCAGAAATAACATCACCGAATCCGCTCAGTCTTCCTTTGAATGCTGATGTATAATCATCAATTTTGCCAGATCCTGCCTCAGCAGCTTTGCCTAATTTTTCTAGAGTATCTTTGGCAGCTACAGCACGATCTGCGAGTCTTTGAGACTCTACGACATTGAGTCCTGTGCTGCTGGCTAACTGGTAAAGTTTTTCGTTTAAGTCTTTACTAGCTTTAACTAATTTAATCTGTTCTTGAGTATAGTCATCTAGAGCAGAGATTGCTTTTTTTTCTGCAGTATCTTTAAGTTTTAATAATTTAATTTCGTCTTTTAGAGCTTGATTTACTCGTTTAATTTCAGATTCGGAAAGACCGCCTTTTTTTAGATCTTTAATGAGCTTTGACATAGTGTCGCTCATTGACTTGCCTTGTTTCTCTATTATACTCTTGATTTCTGCTTCGTCCATGCTTTAAAAACCCCTAAAATATGCCCATATAAATATAGACAGGCACACATATTATAGTGTATATTTATAGAATACAAAAATGACAGAAAACACAAACCCGTTAAAACGCTACTACAGACAACCGCAAATCAGCATACAGTTGCCTAGTAGAGAGAAATATTATCCTGCAACTGTGGTACAAAAAACTCCTACAGGCGAACATCCTGTGCTACCTATGACTGCTATGGATGAATTGGCATTCCGCACTCCAGACAGCATGATGAGTGGACAGGCCACTGTGGATGTGATTCGTAGTTGTGTTCCTACAATCGTTGATCCATGGCAACTAGTGAATTATGATATTGATACTGTATTGATTGCTATTAGAATTGCGAGCTATGGTGAAACTATGGATGTAACTTCTATGGTACCAGGAACCAACGAGTCAGCAACTCATACAGTGAATCTACCACAGATGTTGGAACAGATAAGAAAAGATCAAATAACAGATCAATGCACTCTGCAAGATGGTTTAATTGTGCAGGTTAGTCCGTTGACCTACAAACAAATAACAGAATCGCAATTAAAAACATTTGAGCAACAGAGAATTTATGCACAGGTATCTCAAAGTCAAATGACAGCAGAAGAAAAAACTCGAAGATTCACTGAAAGTTTTCGAATATTGAGTGATCTTAACATGAGTTTACTGGTGAGCAATATACAAAAAATTACTCTACCAGCTGGAGAGTCAGTGACTGATCGTAATCAAATCAAGGAATTTATACAAAATGCTGATGCTAAAACTATCAAAGAATTAGAGAATAAATTAGCAGATATAAGACAGCAGGGTTCTATCAAGCCGGTTAAAATCAAAGCCTCAGAAGAGCAAATTAAAGCAGGTGCTCCTGCCTCTTACGAAGTGCCTATCACTTTTGATAACGCAAATTTTTTCGTATAAAACTACTCACACTCTCGGAATCTGACATTATAAAATATTTGAAAGATCTCGACAACGAAGGTAAAAGTATCAAACACGAATTATTAAAAATCTGCTGGTACATGCGCGGCGGAGTGACTTACCAAGAAGCTCTGCACATGAGTGCCAGTGAAAGAACCATTGTGGCAGACATTGTGAAAGACAATCTAGAGACCACCAAGAAAACCGGACAACCATTCTTTTAAAAAATGCAAGCCACAGAATACATAACACGCTGGATGAAAGAGTTTGTGGAGGTAGAACATCCTGTGTTTGCAGGATTACCGGCATGTCCGTATGCTCGCCAAGCTCGACTGCAAGGACGAGTGCGAATGATACACATGACCTCAGCAGAACCTGACAGCAATTGCTGGCAGCACATTGAGAATACTGATTTTGATAAGACCGACGCACTGGTGCTGATACTGGATCCCAAGAGATGGACTTTAAAATACACACACGATGTGGTAGGTCAATTAAACTCTGTGTTCATGCCAAAGGATGTGGTGGTATTGGAAGATCATCCTCGTCAAAAAGAAGAGATCCATGGAGTGACAGTGAACAACGGTCGCTATATTCTATTGCTATGTCAACGTCTCAGCACACTGAATCGATTCTCAGAAATATTGAAAAAGAAAGGCTACTATGATCAGTGGTCTAAAAAGAATATTGCTGATGTGGTTACTTGGCGCCTAGGTCAGCGATCCGAGTAATCTCACTGTCTCTGTTACAGGCCTGTCGATACTGCTCCACATTCTTGCTCCACTTCTGACCAGTCCACCACTGAAATCCTGGAATTGCACTCTTGTAAATGGAACTCTTCTCATAGCCTGGCCCTAGGTAGAGATAACGACAGTGTTTGGCTGCTGCCCATTCGATCTCCATCTCCAGTGATATCATGCCGATGTCTTCGGTATTGCAGTGCATGTGAGTCTCGATGCCGGTCATATAGGGCACATCATCGTTGAAATTTTCATCGTTTACATCATCCTGCCAGCGATACTTTTTAATTTTTGTAAAACCAATCATGTTGCTGACATCATCGATATAGTATACCAGGAAGCTGTCTCGCTGATGTATGTGTCGCAGTGGATTGTAGAGGTCGCGATAGCCTTTCTTCCGTAGGAAAGAGTGATAGAGAGTTTCCATGCCGGTCAACTTCAACATGCTGTCCACTGGACGTATCTCCAGCATCTGTATGGGTTGGCCGCGCACCTCTTTTTTGCGCGGTTTTTTTAACAGGCCTGGTTTTAATTCTATACGAGTGCTGCGCGACTGATACCAGCATTCATGACCCTGATAGGGAGTGTCATCTGCTAGCCATCCCTGCTCTAATGGATCGTCTTCCTCATTGCCATCTAGATATGCACGCAATCGAAAATGTTGAAAATCCTGCTGTTCCTGTTTGCCGGTAATGTGATCGAATATTAATTCCATGTGTGATATTTAAACACTCTGATAGATGTGCTCTGCACATCTGAAACTCGCTTGCGCTCGTTTCGTTTGTCTCCTGTGTGATTGTAAGCATGATGCGTAGCATCGTGCGTCGTATGTGGTAGATGAGCAGTCGTAATTCAGCTGTTTCCAGCCGAATCAACTT